TAAAGAGATAAATGTCCAGATGAAATGCTTACATTACCTCCAGTTACATGTAATTTTTTTTCAGTGTTATCATAAACTCCCCTAAAAGGAGCAGTAACTGGAAGTGTGTAATCAACTGTTACTAACACCTCTTTTGCAGTTACGCCGGCAGTATCTGGTAGTACTCTTATACTTAATGCATTTACATATGCAACTGTTAGTGCACTTGATCCATCTTGTTGAGTGGTACGGGCGGTATATGTATAAATACCATCCGATGTAACTGTTTTAGCTGATGATCCAAAGGCTCCATCTGTCGAATGAGAATATGCAATTGTGACAACCGATGTTCCAGTCCTTCCTGCTACACCTACAAATGTTGCTTCTATGCTATTAATAGTTGAGGCTGCATCTATTGAAAGATCTCCTAACACCATTATACCATTACATGTTGTAGATGTTTGCTCAGCTACTGTTGCTACATTATTGTCACCAAGGTTTGAATGAAGAGGACTGACATTCCACCCTGTTTGTGATGTAGTTGAGGTTGGTCTTATTATTTCTGTTGGCATAATTATCTTTTATAAATAAATATTGAAACTAAACTTAACTGACAACATCAACCAATGATATCTTGCCATTCATTATAGGTATTTTATTAGTAATTGTCACCTTGCCGGCTTTTGCAACACTACCATAATTAATTGTCAATTCAGGTTCATTTGATTCTCCATTCTCTGCAATATGAAATCCATCTAAACCTCTAGAAGATGCCGAGCTACCGAGAACAGTCTGCCAAGAACCAACACCATTATTTTGATGATCATGTTCATATTCCATTAAACATACAACAAAGTTTCCTCCTGATGTTAAAGTATTTATTTTTGTTAATGCATTTGAATTTAATGAAGTTGTAACAGATTCGCCTGAAGTTGGAGAAATTGTAATGCCTGACTCATCATCATAATCTGTAAGACTACTAACATTAATACTATCATAATCGCCAGCGGCTACTGTTGATTCATCAGCCAATGTTCCAGCAACAAATTTTCCTTTAGATTGAAAATATCTATTATTTCCAGAAGCTCCAGTAACAGTATAACCAGCTGATGTTAATTTAATTGTTGCAGATGTAACAGTTGCTCCTGATAAATCTGGTATTGGAAATACCATAAAATATCTTAAGATGGAATAAGATTGAAGAATTTGAATTGGAGGACCTCCGTCTTTAACATTATCTACTCTTAATCCAACATTCATAGCACTTAATGGACCTCCAGGAGATGGAGTTTGTGCCGCATCACCACCTACAGCTTCTCCTGCACCACTTCTAGCTCCTGCAAAATTTTCTTGCTCTTGATTATGCCTTGCTGTATTACCGACTGTTGTTCCTATAACTGATGATGGCATTATTTAATCTCCTGTAAAACGAATTTATACTTTTTACCGCTCTTA